CTAAGGCGAAGGCCGCCAAGCCTGAGGAAGAGGAGGACCAGGTCGATATCATCACTGTACTGGATGGAGAGGAGCAGAAGAAGAAAGAAGGCGAAGGCTATTCTCCGGATATTCCCGCACCCAAAGGGGCACCGCCGAAACCCAAAGAAGCTTCTAAGGCCAAAGAACCTGAGGAGCATGCGGACGAGCCCAGGAAATCCGAGCCGCACCACAATAAGAAGTCATGAGCGGCAATCTAAGCGACGAACAGAGGCGGATTCAGCAGGCTGCGGCATTCGATTTGCCGCGGGAATCCCCCGGCAACTACACGCATGAGCAGATCGAAGGCATGCGGCGCTTCGTGCAATCCTACGATGCGCAGAATGCCGCCATCCGGCAGGAATTCGATCTGAATAAGCCGCCCACACCGCCCTACCGCTATCAGGAGTATCCGCGGATGTTGTACCGCGGAGCGCAAACCACCATCGTGCATGATGATGATGAGCTCGAGATCATGCTGGCCCAGGATTGGTCGAAGACGCCGCCTTTGCCGGGCACGGTCGAGATAAATCTCGGAGGCCAATTGACTCCTGCCATGCAGGCCGAAGTGCAGCGGATCGATACGCAAGCCCGCACTAAACGATAGGCCATGCCCACTCCGAGCGAATTCGGCCAGGTTGTCTGGAATGCCGGAACTTTCGGCGCTAGTACTGGCACCGGACAATCGCTGGCGGTAAAAGATCTCATTCTCTACCGCGCGCTTCGCCTGGCTCAAGTAACCCGCGGACCTGGCCGAACCGCTAATCCAGAGCAGTTCCAGGATGCCCTGATGGCACTGAACGGGATGCTGGATTCGCTCGGGATCCAGCATGATGCTATCTTTTCCATTAACAACGACCGTTATACCCTGACTCCGTCCAAGCGCAGTTACTCTATCGGGATCGATCCGGCAGGAACCAGAACCGCAGATTTTGCTGCACCGGTCCCAACCCGCATCGATCAGGCGCGCCTGGTTCTTACAGCCTCGGCATCGCCGGTCTATCTGCCGCTGAGGCTGGCGACGGCCGAGCAGTGGGCTTCCATCACGGTGCGCGATGTGCCGACTACCGTGCCGCAGGTCATGTACTGCGATTACGATTATCCGATTGCCAACCTATGGTTCTGGGGCTATCCGACTGCGGGCAACGACGTTGAACTGTGGACCTGGCAGACATTCACCAGATTCAATAGCATTCTGGATCAGGTTGTGATGCTGCCGTCCTATGTGGACATGTGTGTCTACAATTTGGCGGTGCGGCTGGCGGATCAATTTGGGACGGTGTTGCCACCCAATGTCATGACTGAGGCGCGGCGGACGCTCTCGCGGATCAAGGCTTTAAATAACCCTTCGCTTCCAATGGGGAGCGCGGATTCGGGTACGCGCGGTTCGCCATCTGCCGACTTTAATTACATGGTCGGCCAATAGGAGGCACATACGATCGTACAAGATCTGCTCACCGCAGCCATTCGCTCTATAGGAGTAGTGGCGGCCGAAGAAATGCCGTCCAATTCTGAGCTTACCGAAGCCTTATATGCCGCCAACGACGTGCTTTCCAGTTGGAGTCCGCAGATTCTGCCGGTGCTGCCGCTCTCGGTTGAATCGTTTCCAGCTACGGGCCAGATGGCGATAACGATGGGCATAGGCGGCATATTCAATACTGTGCGTCCGGTCAAGATCGAATCCGTGGCGGTTACTTCTTCAGGTGGCGCGCGGCAGCCGGCGCGGCTCGTGCCCATCGAAGAATTCGAATCCAGGCCGGATACCACGCTCAGGGGTTTATTCGCCGAGGTCTGTTATTGCGACGGGGGGTATCCGACCATGACCCTGCTGTTTAATCCGATACCGGCCTCGGGTGGAATGATTGAAATCGCGTCTTATAAGCCTCTTCAGGCTTTCAACGCACTCACCGATACCATCAACCTGGCGCCGGGTTATACACGAGCACTGCGCTGGGCCTTGGCCTTTGAGATGGCGCCAGAGTTCGGGCGTCCGGTGACGCAGGAACTCACGAGTCTCGCGGCCGACGCGAAGACGAGCATTACGGGGCTCAACCAGGCAATTTTGGGTAAACCCAGTCCAGTTGAGCCGATGGATCTCGCGGTTCCACCCCGGCAAGTGGGTGCATAAACTATGGGCATTCCTGTAGCAGCCTTTCCCTCCCGCATCGCGACAGCGGCAGATTTGAAAGTAGCCAATAATGGCATCCAGACTACACTGGCTGGTCCGGTTGGACCCACAGATACCAGTTTCAAGATAGCTTCAGGCACGGGGTTTGCGGCAAATCAGCTTGTTTCCATCGACACCGAGATTGTAGCTATCACCGGCATCAGTGGAACTACGGTCACAGTGGGGCAGCGTGGGTTTGATGGCTCGGCTGCAGCGGGTCATAATAGCGGAGCTCCCGTGCGGCTGTTGGTGGACGCCTGGCATCACAATGCCGTCTCTGCCGAGCTGATGGCGGTTGAGAATTTTATCGGTGTCAACGGCACTAATCTCGGCGCAGTGCGCACCTCGGCAAGCTACAATTTTGCGGCGCAGTCGCCGGGCGGCTCGCTGGTAGTCGGCAATAACAGCATTACCCTCACGCCCGTTCCGCAAGGTGTCAACGGCACAGATACGAATCATTACCTCTATGTCTCAGGCGGTACGGGAACCGCAGAGCCGGTTCTAATCACGGGCGGCAGTGCAGTTTCCGGCGCAGCGTCGGGCACGCTGATCATTCAGTGCGCCAACACGCATTCGGGCGCATGGACCATCCAGAGCGCGACGGCGGGAATCCAAGAAGCCATTGTTGTTTTAGGATCGACCGGCGGCTCCGTTCAGGTTCCGATAGGGATATGGAATCTTCAAGGCCCGATCACGATTCCTTATACTGGAACGGCCATTCGCGGCAGCGTTCAAGTGGGCACTTTGCTCAGCTTCACCTACACGGCAGGGGATCTGATCGTAGCGCCCAACAATACGTCCTATGTAACCATTTCCAATTGTCAGATCACTGCGCCTTCGTCCGGCACCCATTTTGCCATTTCACTGATTAATCAAGCCGAGCCGTTAATAGAGAATGTCCTGATCAATCAAGGCGGTGGCGGGATTTCCATTACCGGCAATACGCAGAGCCAGTTGGGTGTCTTCCGCAATATCGTGATCAATGGTGTAACCGGAGACGGCGTGTATATCAACACGACCCACGACGGCGGAAGCTGGTACAACACCATCATCGGAAGTCCAGCCACGAGCGGATTTCATGTCACGGCAACGGCGGGCCTGCACTTGAGAGATGTATATACCAACGGCTGTGCCCAAGGTTTGACGATAGATCCCGGCTCGGGCCAGAAGGCGTCCATTATCTTCGCTCTCAATGCTTACTTCGACGGTTACAACGCTTCCTCCAACTACGGCATCCTGCTGAATCCCACCAATGGCGGAAATATCAATACGCTCAACTTTACGCAAGGCGCCGGATGCGGATTCAATTATGGATTGTTCAGTGGAACCGGCACTGGAACGATTCAGGATGTGACCTTTGACGGGACGTTATTCCAGGCCAATAATCATCAGGGCATAGCATTCAATAGTCCCAGTATCACCATGAACAACATAACCTTGGCGAATTGTTTCGTCGAAGCTAACAGTCAGGCATCCTCGGGAACCGATACGGGCTTGTATCTTGGGTCCGTCAGCAATGTGATTGTGCGCGGCGGCGTGTATGCCGCGGGAGGTTATGCCAACGGATTGAATACGCAGAAGTACGGAATTATAGTGGCCGGCAGCACCTCCAACATAAAAATCCTGCAGGCGGTTCTGACGCCCAATGTCACTGCGCCGCTTTTGATCAGCGGCACGAATACGAACCTCATCATAAAAGACGCCATTGGCTACAATCCCGTGGGGCAGAGCGCCATCACGGTGGGCGCGAGCCCCTTTACCTATACGGCGGGTTCTTCGGCCGAGGTGATTTACATTTATGGCGGCACGGTTTCGTCCATAAAAGTGGGTTCCACGCAGGTGGCTACGGCATCTCCTGCGACGGTTACGCTCGGCGCCAATTCGAGCGTGCAGGTCACCTATTCGGCCGCACCGACCATGGTCAAGGACGTTCAGTAGGCATGCAGTTTCCGTTTGTCGGAGGTTCCTACCAATCGGCAATCCTGAGGGCTGATGCGCAATCTTCTATCAACCTTTATCCCGAGACGGATAAAAGCGGCACCGGCAAGAGCAAGGCGCAACTGGTAGGCACACCGGGTCTGCAGACTTTTGTAACGCTACCGAATGCGCCTATCCGCGGGCTATGGGTTGGCGAAAACCGGCTGTTCGCCGTGGGCGGCGCGCATTTGTACGAGGTGTTTTCGAATGCCACCTACAATGACCGCGGCAATGTCGGCACTGACGGCAAACCGGTGCAGGTGTTTCCCAACGGCAATCAGATCGGCATCGTGAGCGCGGGCAACTTTTATTGTGACAACGGATCTGGACCAGTGCAGCCCACCTTTCCATTGGCTTCGGGAACGGCGATCTCGCAACCTACTGGAATTTATTGGCTATCTGGACAAAAGTTCGATTCTTCTATGGTGGGGAAAGCGTTTATCCTTGCGGGAACAACTTACGGCACGGTAATACAAGTCTACTCCGATACCTTTATGGTTAATAGTATAGCCATACCAGGCACGGTTCAAGGAGCCTACAGTGTAGCGTCTGGTCCGGTGACGGCATCGAGCGGCACCTACATGGACGGCTATGCCATCGTGAGCGTGCCGTCAAGCGCCCAGATCAATATCAGCGCTCTCTACGATTTCTCGACCTGGAATGTGCTGGATTTTGCCGTCAAGGAAGGTTATCCCGATCACATTGCAGCGCTCATCGCGGATCAGTCGAACCTTTACATTCTCGGCTATCAGACGCTGGAGATCTGGCGGAATACGGGAGACGCGGATTTCCCCTTTCAAAGAATCCCCGGCGAGGTGCTGGCGATAGGGTGTGCGGCGCCCTCGAGCGTCGATAAGCTGCCGGACGGTATTGCGGTCCTGGCGCAGGACTTTCGCGGCGGGCCCGCAGCCATATTGCTTCAGGGTTACCAGTGGTCGCGCATCTCGACGCCACCGCTCGAGAAGATCTGGCAGGGATATTCGACAGTAGGCGATGCAGTCGGTTACGCCTATCTGGACGGCGGGCATGCCTTCTGGGTGCTCTCGTTTCCTACGGCGAATGCGACATGGGTGTATGACCGGACCGAGGATCAATGGCACCAGCGCACCTGGAGCGGGGCGGTAGGCTCAAGCATCGGTTCCCGTACCCGTGGCTATCTGCACGGTTATTGCTTCGGTGCGCATTTTGTAGGCGACTGGCAGACCGGGCAGATTTTCAAACAATCGCTCGATTACAACGACGACGCCGGCACGGGCATTCTGCGGCAGAGAACCGCTTCACATATCGCCAACGAGAACAAGCGGATCTTTTATTCCCAATTCACACTGGACGTGCAGACCGGCGAAGTTGGCACGCCTTCGTTTTATCTGGACTGGTCGCAGGATGGCGGCAATACCTGGTCGAACCCGCACCTCAAATCGCCGACGGAAGCTATCGTCGGCAAATACAATGCGCGCTATAACTGGCGGCGCCTAGGTTACTCGCGGATGCGCACCTTTCGGGTGAGCTCGACCACGTCCATGCGCCACTGTTGGATTGATGGGTACTTCGATGCAATTGCCAGCAATGATGGAAATTGATCGGCCATGCCGATTTTAAAGAGACCCCATAACATTCCCGCGGTGCCGGTGGCCTCGCAGGTAGTCGATGACGACGGCAAGCTTACGCAGGAGTTCGTGCATTTCCTACGTGCATTGGCGGATCTGGTTCGCGAGATTCAGGATGTCGATGTGCTGGCACGGCAGAGCGATTGGCGGCCAACGGCTCAGATGGAGATTCTGACCGATCCCAGCGCTGATAAACAAATACTCTACAACGGCGGCGGCACGGTGAGTTCGGACGCTAATTTGACCTGGGATTCGGTGAACCAAGTGGAGACGGTGACGGGCAAAACCGGAGCAGCGGCATATCCGGCAATCGTCCTGACCGATACGAATACGCCACATACCGCATACATCCAGTCGGATGGCGGATTCAATACTAGCTCGACCGCAGCCAATGCCATCCAGGCTCCCTCCGGTGGTGTCTATGGCAAGCAGTTGGTTTCGGATACGGTGGTCTACTTATTGCCGAACTCAAGTGCTCCGCCGGCTTCCACTTCGACCTATGGCGGCCTCAGCTATCAGAACGGTTCTTCTTATTGGTATTGGAATGGGACGGCATTTGCGACCGTGGATCTATCGGCAACGGGCGGCCTGTGGACCAGCGGCAGCGGCGGAGTGATCTATTATAACGGCGGTAATGTCGGCATCGGCAGTACCACGATTCCTCTCTATAGTGCGGCTGCGCCTGCCACGCGCAGGTTTTTGACCATCGAAGGGCCATCCGATGCGGGGATTTTAGAACTCGCCACTGCCGCCGCAGATGGGAGCGGAATCTTAATCGGGCAATTATCCTGGACCAACCCCAGCAACAGCCAGGCAGATAAACGTGCCGGCGCCGTGAGCGTTACGACCACAACTGCTACTACGAATAATCGCGGCACTGCGATGCTGTTCTACACCCGGCCGGATGCGAGCGCCGGCATGGCCGAGCGCATGCGAATCAATGATGTTGGCAGACTTTTGATCAATACGAGCACAGATGACGGAATAAATCAACTACAGGTCAATGGGGCGACCAGGATTGTCGGGAATATAACCTTAACAACTTTGCCTTCCGTTAACCCCGGAGCAGGAAGTAAACAACTCTGGTACGATCCAGCGGATGGTAATCGGGTGAAATTCGCTGCGTGATCGTCGAGAAGGTGCTGGTTGAGAGCGTCCAGCTCACCAATGCCGCAGTGGTTTATTACACGACTTCGGTCAAGGTGCAAGCCGTCATTACACGGGCGACATTGTGCAATACGACAGTGGGCGCGGTAACGGCGACGATCTATTTCACGCCACCGGGCGCGAGTCCGGGCGCAGGGAACGCGATTATATGGCAGCAGTCGATCCCGGCCTCGAAAACCGTGGATCTGTATCCGATGATGAACCACGTCCTAGTGTCGGCGGGTT